GGCGCACCGCACGAGGACGGCAGATGAGACGTTCGCGGCGATGCAGGGCCTCGCCTTGAAGCCTGAGATCGCTCCGTACATCGATGGTAGGCCGAGGCAGGCGAACGGCCAGCAGCAGATCAGGTTCACCAACGGCTCCCGGATCCTGTTCGGTGCCCGTGAGGGCGGCTTCGGCCGCGGCTTCGCTGGCGTCGACATAATCGCCTTCGACGAGGCCCAGATTCTCGGTCAGCGCGCCCTGGATGACATGGTGCCCGCGGTCAACACGGCCCCGAACCCGCTCATCCTGCGGCTGGGCACGCCACCAAGGCCAACGGACCCGAGCGAGGCGTTCAGCGGCTTCCGTAAAGCGGCGCTGGCCGGCGAACTAGCCGATGGCCTGTATGTCGAGGTTGGCGCGGATGACGACGCCGACCCAGAAGACAGGAAGCAGTGGCGGAAGGGCAACCCCTCCTACCCGCACCGGACGCCGGAGTCGGCGATCCTGCGGATGAAGCGTCAGTTGGGGCCTGAGTCGTTCCGGCGTGAGGGCATGGGTATCTGGGATCCGGAGGTCGCGTCGCAGGCGATTGGCCGTGAGGCGTGGAACGCGCTGACGGTGGACGACGCCCCGAGCGGGCTGCGCTGGTGCGCGGCCATCCGCTTCTCGGTGGACGGCTCCACGGTCGCCCTGGCCCGCGCGGGCCGGAAGCCCGAGCGGAAGTCTGAGGCGGTCTACGGCCAACTGTGCACCAGCAACGGTGTCCGCAACATGGGCGAGGGCGTCCACTGGATCCTGGACTACCTGCTAGAGCACCGGGACCGGTGGGCGCAGATCGTCGTCGACGGCAAGAGTGGCGCGGGCGACCTAGTCGACCGGCTCAGGGCCGCCGGCTTCAGCCCGAAGACCATTTGGACGCCGACGACGGATCAGGTCATCGCCGCTCACGCGATGATGGACGCCGCCATCCGGGACCGGTCCCTATCCCACCCGGACGACGCCGAGCTTGAGGCCGAGGCGGCCGTGATCTCCCGCCGAAAGATTGGCGCGGGCGGCGGGTTCGGCTGGGACGCGCCGGAGGGGATGACGTCGGCGGGCATGGACGCACTGACACTGGCCCACTGGGCTACGAAGACGACGAAGCGCAGGCCGCGCGAACTGGCCGGTTCCCGCGTGGGGGTGGTGATGTGATGGACCTGATGGCCTACTACTCCCCGGTGCCGACCGACGTCGTCGGCTTGGCCGAGGATGACGCCGCCCTCATGGCCCGCCTGGTCAAGCAGTGGCAGGCCAAGCGCGCCCGGAACGCTCTGCGCCGCCAGTACCGGGACATGCAGGTGAATGTCGCGTTCCTGGGCGCCTCGGTGCCGCCCTACATGCGGGATCAGCTGGATATCGTGTGTGGCTGGCCGGATAAGGCGGTCACGTCGCTGGCGTCTCGCTGCATGTGGGATGGGGTGACGTCGCCGTCGGGCGAGGAGGACCCCCTGGGGGCCATGAGCCTCCTCCATGAGAATCGCTTCGACCTGCTCGTGCCGGAGCTTGTGGACGCGACCCTGACCTACTGCTGCTCGTTCGTGGTGGCCCTGCCGGGTGATCCGGTTGCGGGTGACCCCGACGTCGTCGTGACGGGCGCTGACGCCCTATGGGCCACCGGCCTGTGGGACGTGCGCCGCCGCGGCCTGGAGGCCGGCCTACTGGTGGACTCCGCCGACGACAACGGCAAGCCCACCGCCATGCTGCTGCTGACGGCCGAGCATGTGACTCGCCTGGCCCTGGGGGACCGGGGGTGGGTGGCCGTCGCGAGGATGGATCACTCCCTGGGGCGTGTCCCGATGGAGCCGCTGCCGTACCGGCCCGCGCTCGGCAGGCCGTTTGGGCGGTCGCGCATCAGCCGCGAGGTCATGTCCATCACCGACCGCGTCGTCAGGGCAGGCTTCCGCACGGAGGTCTCATCGGACCTGTACGCGGCCCCGGCGCTGCTGCTACTGGGGGCGGACGAGACGATGTTCCAGAACTCTCAGGGTGAGAAGACCCCGCTCTGGTCCTGGTACATGGGGCGCCTGAAGTCCCTGCCGAAAGACGAGGACGGGGATAAGCCCGACCTCCAGGTGATCCCACAGCAGTCGATGGAGCCGTTCCTAGCGATGAAGAGGGCGCTCGCGGCCGAGTTCGCTTCGGCGACGTCACTGCCGATCTCCGCGCTCGGCATCGTCCAGGACAACCCGAGCAGCGCCGAGGCGATCTACGCCGCCAAGGAGGACCTGGTCGTCGAGGCGATGAATGCGACGCGGTCGATCGGCTACGGCCTGAATCGAATCGTTCAGGACGCGATCTGCCTCCGTGACGGGATCACCGTGTCGGAGATGGATGATGAGGTGCGCAACCTCGCGACGAGGTGGCGCAATCCTGCGATGCCGAGTGTTGTCTCTCAGTCCGACGCCGTGGTCAAGCAGATCAGTGCGATTCCGGAGCTTGCTCAGACTGACGTGGCCCTGGAGGAACTGGGCTACTCGGCTGAGCAGATCATGCGTATCCGGTCGCAGATCAAGAGGGCGCAGGCTGGTGGGGTGCTGGATCGTCTGCTGGCGTCCTCGCCCGCCCCGGCCGCGCCTGCACCGCAGGAGCCCGCTGAGGCCCCGGTCGAGGTGACTAGCGGTGACGACGCGGGCTGACCTGGAGCGCCTGTCCCGCGGCCTGGATGAGGCCACGAGGATGGCGCTGGCGGCCCTGTCATCGGCGTTCGGGCGCCTGGACCTGTCCAGCCCTGAGGCTGCGCGTGACGCTCTCCTGGTGGTGATGCCGTCCATCGCAGCCCAGTACGGCGACCTAGCCGCGTCCAGCGCCGCGGAGTGGTATGAGCGTCTGCGTGCTGACGCCGTCGGCGGCCCCTACTCGGCCATCCTGGCTGACGGCCCGTCAGATGAGCAGGTAGCGCAGGCGACCCGCTGGGCGGTCGGCGGCTTGTGGGGCGCTGACCCGACCGGGGTGCAGGCCACCCTGGGGAACGCTCTGGCCCGCTTCATTGGGCAGCAGGGGAAGGAGACGGTGCACAGGAACGTCACCGTCGATCCTGCCCGCCCTCGGTGGGCTCGCGTGCCCGGCCCTGGTGGCTGCTGTGCCTGGTGCTCGATGCTCGCGAGCCGCGGTTTCGTCTACGCCAGTGCTGCGACGGCCGGGCAGGGGCACGCCTACCACGATCACTGCTCTTGCGTCCCGACGCCCCTGTGGAAGGGCCAGAAGGCCCACATCGACGACTATGACCCGAAGCGCCTGCGTGCCGCCTACGACGAGGCGCGGGCGGCCGTGAAGGCGACTGGTGCCACCGTCGACGATAAGGCGATCGCCGCCGAGATGCGCCGCCTCTCACCCGAGACCGTCACTGACGGGGTCACCCCCGCCGAGTAACCCAACCACACCTACTGAGCCCCTGCCGCGATGGCAGGGGCTTTGTCGTGCCGCGATGGCACCAATCACCGAGGGAGAACCCAATGGACAAGACCGCTAACGAGGCCACAGAGCCGGCCGAGGCCACCGAGCAGACCAGTGGGGAGCCCGCGACGGGCGACGCCACCGACGCTCTCGGAGACGCCGGCAAGAAGGCCTTAGCCGCCGAGCGTGCAGCCCGCCGAGAGGCCGAGAAGCGTGCCGCTGACCTCGCAGCCCAGATCAAGGCCGCCGAGAACGCAGGCAAGACCGAGGCCCAGAAGCAGGCCGAGACCCTAGCCGGCCTCCAGGCCGACCTGGCCGCCATGCGGGCCGAGAAGGAACGCGCCGAGGTCGCCGCCAAGACCGGCGTCCCCGTCGACATCCTCGCTGGCCCCGGCGATGACCCGGCCGCCTGGGCCGAGCAGGTCAAGGCATGGGCGGCCGAGCAGGCCAAGCCTACTGAGGCGCCCGCCCAGCCGGTCGTGCGTCACCACGGTAACCCGTCCGGAGCGGGAGCCGCCTCCCTCGATGAGCGTATCGCCGCAGCTGAGGCGGCTGGAGACCGAACACTCACGGCCTCCCTGAAGGCCTTGAAGCTCGGCTCCCGATAAGAGCCATCACGACTGAAAGGAATGACCATGCCCGGCATTACCGGTATGGCAACCACCTACAACTGCCCGAACTACGTCGGCGAACTTTTCGCCGCGTCCCCTGAGGACACGCCGCTGCTGTCCTCGATCGGCGGCCTGACCGGCGGTGTCCCTGTCGGCGGCACCACTTTCTCCTGGTCCGGCTACGACCTGCGTGACGCCGAGGACGGCCGCCAGCGCACTGAGGGTGCTACCGCCCCCGCCGCTGAGGGCCGCGCCCGCTTCGCCGCCAGCAACGTCGTCGAGGTCCGCCAGGAGAAGGTGTCCGTCTCCTACACCAAGCAGGGCGCGACCCGCCAGGTCACCCCGGCGACCGGGGCGACGACCGTCACTATCGGTGACACCGTCCTGCCTGCCGACGAACTGGCCTGGCAGATCGGCACCGAACTGAAGCAGATCGCCCGCGACGTCGAGAAGACCTTCATCACCGGCAAGTTTGCCAACCCGACGGACAACCAGACGCCCCGCAAGACTCGCGGTCTCATCGAGGCTATCACCACGAACGTGGCGACTACCACTCACAAGGCCGCCGAACTGACCGAGGCTGACATCCTCGACCTGGTCGAGAAGGTCTGGACGAACGGGGGCCTCCAGGAGGGCGAGACCCGGACCATCATCGTCAACTCGAAGATCAAGCGCGCCCTCACCCGCATCTTCATCAAGGACGCCAAGTATCAGGAGGGCACCCGCAACGTCGGTGGCGTCAACCTGAAGACCCTGGAGACCGATTTCGGGGTCATGAACGTGATGCTCAACCGGTACGTGCCGGCCGACAAGCTGATCGTGGCGTCCCTGGAGCAGCTGGCTCCGGCGTTCCTGGAGATCCCCGGGAAGGGGCACTTTTTCGCGGAGCCGCTGGCGAAGACCGGCGCATCGGATGACGTGCAGATCTACGGGGAGATCGGCCTCCAGTACGGCAACGAGAAGGCTCACGGTGTCCTGACCGTGGCTGCTGACTGACCGGCGTAGGGGCGCCCCACAGTGCGCGGGGCGCCCCGCCTGTCTGAGAGGAGGGGATCATGAGGATCACCTGTGAGCGTCACCCGAATCTGCTCATCACTCACCCACGGGTTGAGTTCGTGGACGGGGTGGCTGACGTCGATGAGGAGACCGTCAAGGCCCTGTCTCCACTCCTGGATGCGTTCGGGATTGACGCCGCCGACATCGGCGGCGAGCACGCCGAGAGCAAGGAGTCCCCGAAGCGGGGCAAGAATGGCTGACACTTTCGCGACCGTCGAGGACCTGGAGGCGCGGTGGCGTGGCCTGTCTGAGCAGGAGCGGAAGCGGGCCGCGGTGCTGCTGGAGGATGCGACGGACCTCATCAAGGCGTCCGCCCCTAGGTGGCAGCACGCGTCTCTGTCGACGCTGAGGCGGGTCTGCTGCGCAGTCGTGAAGCGCGCGCTCCAGGCCGAGCAGGGGTCGGCTGACGGGCTACCAGAGCCCAGGGGCCTGCTGTCCTCGGAGATGCACGTGACGGGGCCTTTCACCGACCAGTACGCCTACTCGAATCCGGAGGGCGACCTTTTCCTGAGGGCGGCTGAACTGAAGCAGCTGGGTGGCCGCCGTAGTGCGGCGTTCGAGGTGGACCTGCTGGCTCCGGCGGTGGCCCCGTGATCGCCGTCGGCCTGGTCCAGGTGATGAGGCTCAGGGCGGGCGATGGTGGGCGCGACCAGTACGGTGAGGCTGTCCCCGGACCGGTCGTGGAGACGTCCCTGCCGCCCGCCCTGTTCAACCCCGGTGGCACGTCCGAGCCGGTCACTGCGGGGTCTCTGCCGGTCGTGTCTCAGCCGACCCTGTACTGGCGTGGGCAGCACCCGGATATCCGCTCCAGCGACCTCCTGCGCGTCGCCGGTATCACGTACCGCGTCGAGGGCGCCCCGGCGCGCTGGCCCAGGGGCTCCGTGGTCACGCTCCACGCAGCCACCGACCCGAAGACGACGGGGGGTGCCTGATGGGCGTCGTGAGATTCAAGCTCGACCGCGAGGGCATCCAGGCGCTCGTGTCCTCAGATGAGGCCCAGGGCGTCGTCAACGAGGCCGCCGAGGAACTGCGAGCCCGCGCAGGGGAGGGCTTCAAGGTCCACTCCTCGACGACGTCGCGCGCCCGCGCCTACGTCCACGCCGGAACGCGAGAGGCGGGCATGGAGCAGATCAAGCACCACACCCTGGAGAGGGTGCTGGGCAGCATCGGGGGCGGCTGATGGCTGGCACGTCTCGGGACACGAAGGCCCTGGTCATGGCGGCCCTGAAGGCCGCCCTGCCAGGGACGCAGGTGGTGTCCACCGTCCCCTACGCGGATGGGGACCCGCCGGACCCGCTGGTGCTGGTAATCGCCACGGGCGGTCAGGGCCAGCACCACCGGGTCCTGTCTACCGGACAGGTCACCATCGACAGTTTCGCGCCAACTACGGGCCAGGCAATGAGCCTGGCCCTTCGTGTTGACGCCGTAATAAACGCCCTCACGGCGGGCAGCGACTACCCGGTGACGCGAGTGACCGGGAACGCGCCCGCCGAGTCACCTGATCCGACCATCACAGCGGCCAGGGCGACCGCTACCTACCAGATCACCACACGGAATTCTTAAGGAGACAGAATGACTGTCAACGCCGACAATGTGCTCGGTTTCGGGTCGGACGACGACTCACTTTTCCTGGGCGCCTACGACCCCGCCCTTGCCACCAAGATCCAGGGCCTCACCACCACCGTACCCACCACCCTGAAGGACTGTGGGTGGATCTCGGACGACGGCATCAAGCTGACCATGGACGACTCCGTGACAAAGATCAAGGGTCACCAGGGCCACGGCGTGGTCAGGACCTTCATGGACTCCTCGGAGACCGGCCTGGAGGCCGCCCTCCTGGAGAGTCAGTTGGACATCGTGACCCGCTTCCTGAACGCGACCGCAGAGAAGATTCAGGAGCAGATCGGTGCCGGCCCCGCGAAGACCGACGTCGTGAAGATGGTGGCGAAGGCCCAGCGCACGGTCACCATCCTGTCCGGTGTCCTCGACGTCTTCGACACCGCATCCACCGGCGACGCCCGCACCCGCTTGCGGATCGTCTTCCCCCGCCTCGAACTCGGCGAGCGCGGGGAAGTCCCCTTCAAGGTCGGCGAACTGACGGCTTGGTCCTACAAGCTGAGCGTCCTGGGCGACTACGTCATCTACAGCAACGCGAAGTCGCTGATCCCAGCCTGATAGGGCTTCATTCTCCCTGCCCCGGCGCGGATGGTCGGTCCCTGCGCCGGGGTGGGGTCACCACACACCTGGGACCGCCAACCACCGAAAGGGACCGACATGACTAGCAAGAAGACGAGCAAGACGGCCGAGCACGCCCGCGAGATTGGGGCTGCGACCCCGACTGATTTCCAGGAGGCTGAGGCTAAGGGCGGCGGCATCGTGGAGGTGACCGTCGATGGTCTCACCGTCGCCGTCGACCCAACCGCTTTCCAGTCCGACTGGGAGGTGATTGAGGCGCTGGCCGCCATGGAGGATGGTAGCGCCTCACCGGCCGCGATGATGCGCGTCACCAAGGCCGTCCTGGGTGACGCCTACGACGACGTGAAGAACCACGTCCGCCGGGACGGGAAGGTGTCGGCTGACGCTATGGGTGCCTTCCTCCAGCAGGTCTTTGAGGTCCTGAACGCGGGAAACTGATGGCCCTCCCCGCGCTACTGCGGGAGCATGGGGAGGAGATCGAGGCCGACCTGCTCAGGGTCTATGGCATCGACCTGCTGGACCTGTGGCGCGGCCGCCTGACGCCTAGGCGGCTGCTGGTCCTCATCCGGGGCCTCCCGCCCGGCTCAGCCCTGGGTAGGGCCATGGGCGGGGACGTCGCCCTCTCCGATGAGGTCACCGCCACGCGCATGGCCGCCTGGCAAATCTGCTGCTACATCGCCTCCGCCGTCGGAGCCAAGCAATCCGACCTGCCGAAGCCTCCACAGCCGCCCGAACCGGGCTGGCAGCAGAAGGCCCGCGAGGCGCAGGAGCGGCAGGACGCCAAGGCCCGCCGCTGGCTCGCCAGGCACCCAGAACTGGCCGCCCAGGCCAGCACATAACCACACGAGGGGAGGCCCCACAGCACGCCGCTGTGGGGCCTCCCAGCATATAGAGGAGGGCCTGAATGGCTGGCAGCAAGCCCACGGGACACACCATCGGCACAGCCTGGATCCAGGTGGCCCTCTCCACCAAGGCGATCTCCCAGCAGCTCAAGGAGGCGCTGGGGGACGTTGATACTAGGCCGGCTGAGCGCAGCATCGTCTCCGGCCTTGGTGGCGCGTTCCGCAAGGTCGGGAAGATCGCCGCCGGGGCGCTCGCTGTCACGTCCGCCGTCGGGCTCGCCGCCGGGTTCTCGGACATCGCGAAGCAGGCCATTGATGCCTCCGACGCGACGAATAAGTTCAAGAACACCCTGAATTTCGCGGGGAAATCCGCGGCCGACGTCGACCGGCTCACCAAGAGCACAAAAGACTACGCGGACAAGACCGTCTACGGCCTCTCGGATATTCAGTCGATCACCGCCCAACTCGCGTCGAATAACGTCGCCGGCTACGACAAACTCGCCGAGGCGGCCGGAAACCTCAACGCCGTCGCCGGCGGAAACGCCGAAACATTCAAGTCCGTCGGCATGGTGCTCACCCAGACCGCCGGTCAGGGGAAACTCACCACCGAAAACTTCAACCAGCTCGCCGACGCCGTTCCTGGTGCGTCGGGGAAACTCCAGCAGGCCCTCCTTGAGGCCGGTGCTTACACGGGCAATTTCCGTGAGGCGATGGAGAAGGGCGAGATCACCGCCGAGGAATTCAACGCGGCGGTGATGGACCTCGGCATGACCGACGTCGCCAAGGAAGCGGCGACGTCAACCCAGACGATTGAGGGCGCCTGGGGCAACCTCGAAGCCACCCTCGTGTCTGGGGCGATGGGTATCGTCGACCAGATCAAGCCGGCCCTGACGGACTTCATGGGGAACGTCGCGTCGGGGGCAGAGAACGCCTTCGGGTGGATTCAGGACAACCTGATCCCCGGCATTCAGGGCGTGTGGGACATTCTCTCCAAGGGCCAGTTCGATGGCTCCTCGAAGGTCTTCGGCCTCGAAGAGGATTCCGGGATCGTTGACTTCCTGTTCAAGATCGGGGAGTCCGCGCGGGCGGCCGGGGACTGGATCACCGGGACCCTGATTCCCGGGATCCAGGGTGTCGCCAGCATCCTGTTCTCCGGCGACTATCAGGGCCCCGATTCGCTCTTCGGGCTCGAAGAGGACTCCGCCCTGGTGGACTTCCTCTTCAATGTCCGTGATGCCGCTATCGAGGCCGGTACCTGGATCAACGACACGCTCATCCCGTCGGTGCAGGGCCTCGTGGAGATCATCTTCACCGGGGAGACGGACAAGCCCCTGTTCGGGCTCGACCCGAACTCGCCACTGACCGGCTTCCTTGAGGGGCTCCGTGACGCCATTGTCAAGGTGGGCGACGCCCTCCTGTCAGCGACGTCCTGGGGCATCGAGCACAAGGGGATGCTCTCCACCCTGGCTGTCACCGTCGGCACCGCCGCGGGCGCTTTCTGGACCCTCCACAAGGCAACGCAGGCGATTGACGCGATCAAGCAGGCCGGCAGCGTACTGAAGTGGGTGACCAGCCTCCAGTCCATGGAGAAAGCCGTGGACGCCGCGAAGAAGGCGCAGGCGGCCTTCAACGTGGTCTCGAACGCGAACCCGTACATCCTCATCGTGACGGCCATCCTCGCCGTCGTCGCCGCCTTGGCTTGGTTCTTCACCCAGACGGAGACCGGCAAGAAAGCATGGGCGGCGATCACCGCCGAGTTCAAGAAGTTCCTGGACTGGATCGCCCCATACTGGGATGCGACCCTGAACGCGCTCAGCTCGACTTGGAACACGGTGTGGGGCGCTGTCAGCGGGTTCTTCACCTCCTATGTGGTGCCGCTGATCTCGGGTGCCGTGAGTGTCCTGAGTGGCGTGTGGTCGGTCCTGAGCGGCGCGGTGAGCGCTGTCTGGGGCGGGATCATGACGGCGATCTCGACGGTCGTGGACTGGATCTCCACTTACGTCGGCCCGGTCCTTTCTGGGGTGTGGACCGGCATCAAGGTTGCCGTGTGGGTCCTGGCTACCGCCGTCGTCTTGTACTTCCAGATGTGGTGGGCTGCGATCTCAACGGTCGTGGACTGGGTGGTCACCTACGTTGGGCCTGTCCTCGCTGCCGCCTGGGAGGGCATCAAGACCGGGGCCCAGTACCTGTGGGCGGGAATCGTCTGGGTGTGGGACGGGATCATGGCCGCCGTCGGCGTCGTCGTCGACTGGTTCAACGCCTACGTTGCTCCCGTGCTGTCGGCTGTCTGGGACGGCATCAAGGTCGGGGCACAGTTCCTGTGGAATGGGATCGTCGCGATTTGGAACGGCATCAAAGCGACGGTGCAGGTCGTTGCCGATTGGTTCACGGCCTACGTCATGCCGGTCATTTCCGCAGTGTGGACCGGCATTCAGGTGGGCGCCCAATTCCTCTGGAATGGCATCGTCACAATCTGGAACGGTATCAAGGCGTCCGTGCTCACGGTCGTCAGCTGGTTCCAGACCTACGTGCAGCCCGTCATCTCCACTGTGTGGAACGGGATCAAGTCCGGTGCGGATACGCTGTGGAATGGCTTGAAGACCGTCTGGGACGGCATCAAGTCCACTATCAACGCGGTGGCGACATGGTTCCAGAACACGCTCAAGCCGATCTTCGATACGGTCACCACGAATATCAAAAAAGCCTTCGAGAATATGAAGTCTGGTATTCAGACCGTGTGGGATGGGGTTAAGTCGGTTGCAGCCAAACCGATTAATTTCATCATCAATACCGTTTACAAGAATGGTATTAAGAAGACGGCCGACTCCATTGCGGAGAAACTGGGCCTGTCACTGAGACTCCCAGATGTCTCCGCAATCCCAGGGTACGCCAGCGGTGGTGTTTTACCCGGATATTCGCCGGGGCGGGACATCTACCACTTCTACAGCCCCGACGGCGGTGGCGCTATCGCCCTGTCCGGCGGCGAGGCCATCATGAGGCCCGAGTGGGTGAAGGCGGTCGGCGGCCCCGCAGCGGTCCACCGGATGAACGCCGCAGCTCGCGGCTCGAGTGGGGCGCACATCCCCGGCGGAGACCAGGGGGCCCGCTTCGCGGCCTTCGCCGACGGAGGTATCTGGGACAAGATCAAGGGAGCCGCAAAGTCCGGGTGGAACACGGCCACCGACTGGATCTCCAGTGCGGCGGACGCGGTCTCCTCGATCATCTCGGATCCGCTCGGAGCGGTGGAGAACCTGATCCGCCTCCCGATGAAGGCGGTCATGGCCGGCCTGCCCGGAAGTGGTTTCTTCCACGACATGGCTGGGGCCCTGCCTGGCCGCTGGGTTGACGGGTTCGGTGAGTGGCTCAAGGGCAAGACGGCCACGATGGCCGCCAGCGACATCGTGAACGCGGCCCGGATGGCGATCGGCGCGACCTACGTGTGGGGCGGCTCGAGCATCCCGCCCGGCGTGGACTGCTCGGGTCTCGTGTACTGGGCGGCCCACCAGATGGGGAGCAACATCCCGCGTCTGACGGCGGCCGGCTACCAGGCGGGGAGCACGCCCGGAGGCTCCTACAACACGCCCGGGACCTTGTTGTTCTGGGGGTATCCGGCCCACCACATCGCCATCGCCTCCGGCGGCGGACGGATGGTCGAGGCCCCCACGTTCGGGATCCCGGTACGCGAGGTCCCCATCTGGGGGTCACCGAGCACTGGCCTCTACAAGTTCGATAGCGGCGGCCTGCTACAGCCGGGCCTGACGACGGTCCTCAACGCGACCGGGCACCCGGAGCCCGTGTTCACCGGGGGCCAGTGGTCGAAGATCGACGACCTCCTCGGCAAGGGCGGCAACGCGCCCTCGGTGCTCGAGGTGCGCGACGTCGATGGCGAGCTCATTGGCCGGATGCGCGTGGAGGCTGAGCGGGTCGCCGTCGAGGCGTCACGCAACGACTGAGAGGAGCCATGATGGCACTCAAGGGGTGGATCGGCTCGACGTCCGGCCTGCCGTCCCTGCTAGTGGATGGTCCGGCTACGGTGACCGCTGGTGACCGTGTGCTGGCCCGCCTGGGGGAGGGGCAGCACCTGGTGGCTGACGGGCTGGCTATGCCCGGCGTCGAGACCACCTATCGGGCGGGTGAGGATGAAGTGGCCCTTACCCGGGCCGCCGGGGACTGGTACGGCGTCTACGTGGCCGGCCGGGACGGGCGCAGTGCACCCGGCCTCATCTACGTGTCCAACGAGGATCCGCTCGAGTGGTCCTCGAAGGTCTCCCGCGTCGGCGCGGTGACCCGGTGGGCGCTGCGGGATGAGCCCGAGACGGGGAGCGGCGTCATCGCCTGCCACCCTGACGCCGAGGCATACGTCTGGTGGGTGCTGCAATCCCATCACCCGATCATGCTGATCCCGGCTGCCCCGACGGCGGGGGTGCCACCGAGGATGGTCATCGTCACCGGCGTCTCCCGGAAGCGCCTCATCGACGATCTGATCGAGCTGACGGTGAAGTGGACGGCCCACGAGCCTCGCGACGACGGTGCCCCGATGGGGGCTGTCCCGGTGACCACCTGGGGTGAGTGGGCCGACTACGGCGAGGCGCACCCGGACACTCCGGGCTGGCAGGCATGGTCGGCGATCGAGGTCGCCAAGCGCGTGCAGGGGATGCCATGAGGCCCGGCCCGTCTACCGAGGCCCTAGCCGGGCCTGTCGCCGTCGGAGCACGCATCGACGTGCACTTGGGTGGCGTGGTGGTCGCCCTCGACGTCCCCTGTGAGGACGTACAGATCGACTGCGCGTCCGACCGTGTCGTGCCGGGGAAACTCACCTACACCTGCCCGGCGTCCTGGGTGCCCGAGTCGCCCGCGTCGGCGCTCAACAACTTCGGGCAGCGCAGCCATGTCGTCGCCGTCCTCGAGACCCCGGCCGGCCGGGACGAGGTTGACCTCGGATGGTGGCAGCACCAGTCCTGGGAAGAGGACCCCTCCGGGAAGGTGAAGGTCGAGGCTCTGGACCTGCTGCAGGTGCTGGAGCAGGACCCGATGCCCTGGCCGTCGTCCCCGCGTGGCGGGGCGACTGTCCTGTCTGAGGCGCAGCGGCTCGCCGGGACGCTCCCGGTGGTCCTGGATCCGGGGACCCCGAACTCGCCGGTCAGCCTCTCCACCCAGTGGGGTCACTCCAGGACTGAGGCGATCCGGGACCTGTGCCACACCCGGGGCCTGAACTACACGGTGAAGTCGGACGGGTGCCTGCACCTGTGGGCGCAGACCGACGGCTCGGAGCCGGTGGCCCGCTACACAGGCCGGGACATGCTCATCGAGGCGCCCCGCAAGAGCGTGGAGCGCCGCCCGAACCGGTGGGTCGTCGTCGGCTCCCCACAGCAGTCCGACGACAAGAAGCCGGCCGTGAAGTGGACGGGGACCGCCGTCGCCTCCTCTTGGCCCTACGAGCCCGACGTCTATGGGCAGGTCACCGACCGTCGTGAGTTCAACGCCGCGGCCTCGGCGGGGGCCGTCCACAAGGCGGCTCACACGAACATGGCGAACGCCCTGTCGGCGGCGTCGAAACGCTCCGTGGAGATCGCCCCGGATCCGCGCCTGGAGGCCGGTGACGTGATCGCCGTCCACACGGACGCCGGTGAGGTCATCGTCGGCAAGGTCACCGCCTACAGCCTGCCGGTGGACAAGCCCGGCGGGCAGATGCGCATAGACATGGAGGAACTGGCATGGTGAAGCCGAATCTGTGGATCGACCGGAAGCCGTCCCAGGCTACTGCGGTCGCCAGCCAGCAAGCCTCCTACGGCTCCGGCTCGCAGGCGGGGACGTGGGCCACGGGGCGCGTCCTGGAGGTCCTGGACGATGGCCTGGTCCGTGTGGAACTCCCGGCCGACGAGCCGGTGAGTGAGGTGGTCGCCCCGGCCGACGGCGGCGTGACCGCGGTCGGCGCTGAGTGCGTCTGCCTCCAGGCGGGGGACGGCAAGGTCTACCAGGTCGTCTCACCCGCCACCATCCCCGAGGGCGGGCAGGCGCGCGCTACGGGCGCGACGGGGAAGATCGCCCTGGAGGCGGCCGGCACGAAGGCCGAGCTTGACGCCGCCAAGGCTGAGATCGACGCGGCGCAGAAGCAACTGTCCGAGGAGGTCAAGGCCGCGAAGGACGCCGCCTCGACGTCGGGCAAGAAGGCGGCGGCCGCCCTGAAACGCGCGAACGGCCGCGTCACCGTGTCCCAGACAGCCCCGGCCAAGCCCGCCGACGGCGACCTGTGGGTCGCGACCAACGCGGACAAGCAGGCCACTGGCATCAAGGTGTGGTCGGCCGCCGCGGGGGCGTGGCAGGACTACCTGCTGGTCGCCGGCCGCGTCCTCGTCCCCGGCACCGTCGGGGCGGTCCAGCTCGCTGACGGCGCTGTCACCGCCCCCAAGATCACCGCCTCGGACGAACTGTGGGCGAAGGTGGCGACCTTTGCCAAGGTGACAACGCAGATGCTCCAGGCCGGGAACGCGAGGATCACGGGCGAGCTCCTGGCTGACACCATCCGGCTCTCCACGCGGATTGTCGCCGGCGACCCCTCCGGGGATGCGGCGATCATGGATCACACGGGCCTGCACGTGCTGAAGGCCGTCGGCGGGCAGCCAACGGAGGTCGTCACGCTCGGCACGGCCGGGCAGGACTTCCTGTCCGTGACCGGCACTGACGGGCTGGCGAGGGCGACGATCACCGGGGACGGACTGGTGACCGCGCAGTCCCTCTCCGTGGCCGACAAGATCACCTGGAAGGGCCGAGACCTTGCGACGGCCCTCGACGTGATTCCGCGCGGGATCGTGGCCTGGGGGACGGCTTGGGCTTGGCCCGGGCAGGGGCGGCACCAGGTGCGCAGCTCTGACGAGATCGCGACACTGACGGTCGATCTTGAGGGTGGCCGCCTGTATCACTGCGAGATGATTTGGTCTTGGCTGCCGAATCAGGCTAAGGCCATGTGCGAGCCTCGCGTGTCAATTCGCCCCGTGGGAAACGGGGCGAAGGACACGGCGGATTGGGCCAGTCGTGTCCCGGGTGCGTTCGTGAATCAGATTCAGACTGACCGCGCGCATTTCCCGCCGTGGTCACCTAATACGTCGGGCACCTATAAACTCACAATCTCGCTAGCGCACGCCTACATTGCCGGAGGCGTGACACTGGATTATGGGACGCAGCCACCGCACGTGTGGCTTACCGACATTGGCGTGGCACCCAAGGCAACGCTGCGGTTCCCCGACTCTGTGGCTAACAGCGGGAAGGCTCAGCCTGCACCGAGACAGAACCATCGCATGGTTTACCCGGCGACCTGGTGGAAAGCCTACTCGAATGGGTCACAGGATAATGCTTGGAGTGACTCTCTGCCACAGGGAACATACGGTGGTCGCACGTACAATTCGCTGGTCGGCTTCCGGGACATGACTGGCGATCTTCGTGGCGCAACCATTACCAACATGCAACTGTACTGCTATGCCAGACACTGGTATGGGCAGACAGGTACAGCCACTATTGGCGTGCATGGGTGGAATGGTGTTCCCGGGTCATTCTCGTCTAATGGCCAGTGGGGTGAGTTTGGCGGCTGGGGCCGTGGTGAAGGGCGTTGGGTAAACATCCCGAAGTACTTGTGGCCCGCGTTCCAGAATGGCACACATCGCGGCATTTCATTCCAGACGGGCGCAAATTCGTCATACGGGTATTGGGACAAGAATGTGCAGATCCTCGTCGACTACAGCAAGTAAGGAGAACCAGGATGCCAGTTAATCACTGGAAGGGGATTCCTCTCCCTGAGGCGGGGGATGACCTGCTATCCGCATGGTCGAAGGCTTTCGATGTCGCCGGTGTCATCTTCCCAGCCCAGTCCGTGGCGGAGGCTCGCGAAATCCTCAGCCGCGCCGAGGCTGCCGGGCACCCGCCCACAGCAACGCACCCCGCCTATCTGGACGTCTCGGGCGTCCTCTACCGGGCAGACGGCAGCAAGAATGGCGGCCGCTGGGTGATCCACCCAGTGAACGAGGTGCAGGCCGCCGAAGCCGGTATCGGCCGCTCTTACACGTGGCACCTAAACAGCAACCAGACCACCGACGTCGCCACCATCGATCTTGGTGTCCGTCCATATGACCGGCTTATCCAGGTCTCATGGACGTGCTTCGGCATCGTCCGCAATGGGGTCATCGACATATACGCGGGAGTCATGGATCGGACAACCTATGCGCGATTCCCCGTCGAGACCCTCGGAACAACCGTTACCGCGAACATGATGGCGATAGTCCCTGCCGGCCAGGCCCCCAGGATTAGGGGCGGATTCGTCGGAGGGCAGGGGGTCGGTGGGACATTCAGTTTCACCGACGACAAGCGCTACTCCGGTCTCATCGCAGTAGCAAACCCGAAGGGAATGGCATGACACTCAGATACGACGAACACGACATCAAGATGATGGACGACACGGACTTTAACAAGCTCGCGGCCATCGTCAACGCCGAGCAGGACAAGCGCGCTTTCCTGCAGGACTGCAAGGCGGAAGTCGATAAACGCATCGACGCATACATAGAGTATGCCTCCACAGAGGCGAAGGACATTAAGTCCTTGCAGCCTGGCGCAATGGTCGGCCCCGGCGAGCAGATCATCGTCACCGGGAAGACCTACAAGAACGTCTCCCGCGCCTGGCTGTCGCCGTTCAAGGCCGGCCCGGTCAACTTCGCCGCGGGCTGGGAGCAGCAGCAGGGGGGTGTCCTGTGAGCGTCGGGGCAGTTACCGCGCGGATCGCCCGGCAGGTCAGCGAGAACGAGAACGTCGGCTACAGCCAGTACCGCCGCCGCACCTGGTTCGCGGCCGCCGACTGGGCGGGCCACGTCCCCAGCGCCCAGGACGCCGACTGCTCATCCCTGGCCTGTGGGGCAATCGACTACGGCTTGCATGACACTTACGGCGTCCCATGGGGACATCAGGCCCTCCTCGAAATCAATGATTTCTGGACCGGCAACATGAGGGCCGGCATGGAGGCCAGGGGCTTCCGTGAGCGCACGTGGTCGGATGAGAACCTGTGCCCCGACGGCGGATTCCAGGCCGGTGACATCATCCTGTCCGCCGGCAACGAGGGCGGTACGGGGCACGTCGTGATCGCCCTCGAGGAGGCCGTGGACCCGCTCATCTCGGAGTCGTGGATTTCGGAGACCGGCGACATCGACGGCGAGCCGGGCGACCAGACTGGGGAGGAGACGCGCCTCAAGCGCTACAGCGCTCACCCGCTCACTCAGCGTGGCGCGTGGACGTCCTGTCACCGCTTCGACGAAGCCCTGTTCTTCCAGCAGTGGCCGGAGTTCGCGAAGGGGAAGCCGGCCACGGTGCCAGCCCCGGCCGCCCCGTCGCACGCGCACGGCATCGACATCTCCAGTCATCAGGGCGGGCTCAATATCGCCGCGATCTGGGCGGACTTCGTCATCGTCAAGGTCACGGAGGGGACCGGCTATGAGAATCCGTTCTGGCGCGCCCAGGCGGAGGCGACGCTGGCCGCCGGGAAGAGGTTGGGCCTCTACCACTTCGCCAATGACGAGGACGCGGGCGAGCAGGCCCGCTACTTCCTCGACCGCGCCAAGGGCTACGCGGGAAGGGCGACGTTCTGGCTGGACTGGGAGGCCGACGCCGTCGGGCTCGGCCCCGGCCCCGCTCTGGCGTTCCTGAACCAGGTGGCCGCAGAGACCGGCTCCACGCCGGGCTTCTACACCTATCAGAACGTGCTGAGCTCCTTCGACTGGTCGGCCGTGGCCGCGCGCTTCCCGCTGTGGGTGGCCGGCGGCTCTGAGTACAGCGACTACGGCCGCGCCTACAGTGACCCGCCCGTCCCGAACGTCCCCTACTGGGGCGGCGGCGCGCTGGTTCACCAGTACACCGAGGACGGCTATTTGCCCGGCTACAGCAGCCACCTCGACCTGGACCGCCTGCGTGACCGGGCAGCCTGGGACGCGATGATCGGCGGCGGGCACGTCACCGTGAGCGCCCCGGCAGCCTCGCCCGTGCCGACCGCCGTTGACGGGCAGCAGCGCCTCGACGAGGACGGTGAGATGGGGCCGGCCACCATCGCCCGCTTTCAGCAGGTGATGGGCACGCCGATTGACGGCGAGCTCGACGACGACGGTTCCCCGGCCGTCGAGGCGTTCCAGCGGTTCCTGAACGCCGTGGTCGGGGCTGACGCCCAGCAGCAGCTGAACGGCGAGCCGGCGCTCGACGTCGACGGCATCGCAGGGCCGGCCACCTGGAGGACGTTCCAGTACCTCGTGATGGCCTGGCACCCCGAGTACGTGCCCGCCGACTGGGACTTCGGCGACTGGATCGACGGCGAGGCCGGGGAGGCCACCATCCGAGCGCTCCAGCGCGCCCTCAACAACAGCCACGCCAACTCCGGCCACCTTTGGTGACCGTCTCTAGGAAGGAACACACATGAAGGCATTGGTTGGTGACCCGTTCGTCACAACCGTCATCCTGGGCACGCTGTGGCCCCTCGTGCAGGCGGCCCTGGACCGGCCGTGGTGGACGAAGCGACGCCGCGTCGCCCTCGTCGTCGCCGCCGCCGTCGTCCTCACCGCGGGCACCTGGGCGCTCAGCGCCTACCCGCTCCGGGCCGAGCTCCTGGCCGGGCAGACCGCGAAGTTCCTCGGGTTCGCGTGGGCGGCCTATCAGGTCCTCTCACACATCCGAATCGGCGGCGTGAACGTCCTGGGATGGGCTGGAATCATCACCCCCGGTGGTGAGACCAGGGAGCACTACACGCCGCGTCACGAGGCCCCGTGATGCGCCTGGGCCGCCGACTCTGGGGAACGCTCCACGAACCGCGGGCCATCTCAGCGATGATGGCGGCGACCTACGTGCTCATCGCCGTAGCCGTCGCCCTCATCCTGGGCGCCCCGCGTATCCAGCCGTGGGACGTGACCGTGGGATGCCTGACCACCCTCTCCGGGTGCGCTATCGGTGCGCCGTCGGCTTGGCGGGGATGGTGGGGCGTTGAAGGCCCGTCGGCGGCCCTGGTCGCCCTCGGGCTTGTCGTGGTCGCCGTCGAGGACGCCGCACGCGCCCTCACGTCGGATCACTGGCCCGGCTGGCCGTTCTGCATCGTCCTCGCCCTCCTCCTCATGATCGGCCAGCGGATCGCCCGCACCTGGGGCCGCACGTGGCAGCCGGGCTGCGAACCTGACACGCCGCTCCGGCAGGCCGAGACCAGCGCGACCGCAGCGAAGGCCATCGAGGCCGACGCCGCCGCCCGCGCCATGGAGAGGGAGGACACCGGATGCGAGCAACCGAGCTGATAGCCGTCGTCGTCACCTCAGGGTTCGCTTCCGCCCTACTCGGGCAGGTAGCCGCCGCTGTGCGCGCGCTGTGGCACGTCCGGCAGGGCCGCGAGTCGGACCTGCAGGTGGCGCGCCGGGAGGCAGCCCAGTGGGAGTGCGTGGCGCGACGCACGCGCGCGATTGCCCTGGATCGGGGCGCACCCTTGGGGGACCTGCCGCGCGGCCCTGGGGAGGATCCGATCGGGGACCTCGCCGACGACTGAGATAGCCATTTCGGATGGCTATGCGCCCCTCTCACCTGACCGGGTGGGAGGGGCGCCTTTCGTCGTCTCTGAGGGCCGTTTATGGCGTGATTCCGGGGGATTCTCGGTGTCGCGGGAAAATGGCTAGTTGATGGCTAGTTTCGCGTTGGCTGGTCATCGGTTTGGTTAGTGTTTTCATGGCATCTCCCCTAGAATAGCACCTGCTTTGGGAGCAGGGGGTCGCGGGTTCAAATCCCGCCAGCCCGACCGGGAAACCGCAGAATCAAGCCAAAACACAGGACACCTGCCTACATCCTCATATGCTACCCTAGGCTACAGATGGCTAGCCAGATGGCTAGTCGCCGACCAGAAAGGGCTAGCCAATGGCATACGGTGAAGGCACCGTCTACCAGCGTAAAGACGGCAAATGGGTCGCCAGCGTCGAAGCCGGCTACACGCCATCCGGCGGCCGACGCCGCATCACCCGAGCGCGAGCCACCGAGGCCGAGGCCAAGCGCGCCCTGCGCACCATCCGACGGCAGGTCCTCGCCGAGCAGCAGGCCACCGCCGTCAGCCCGCGAACCACCCTGAAGGGCTGGATCGACACCTGGGCGCCCGGCTACAAGCGTGTCGCCCGCCCCCGCACCTACTCGAATGACCTCGCCCTCCTCGGCAAGTGGATCATCCCCACCATCGGGCACCGCCGCCTCGTCGACCTCACCGTCACCGACCTACGCAAAATGGAAGCCGCCATGAGGCGCGACGGGAAGTCGTCGACGTCGATCCGCTACGTCCGGCTAATCCTCCACCGCGTCCTCAAGGCCGCGATCGTCGAGGGCCACCGCATCCCCGACTCCGTCATGCTCGCCCCCAAGCCCAAGGCCGCCACCTCCAAGCGGCAGGCCATCCCCGCCGCCGACGCCGCCACCCTCCTCAAGGCCGCCACCGAGAAGGACACCTGGCTACCGCTCCCCGACTCGACCAGCGGACCGACCCAGCGCGCCCGCTACCTCGCCAGCGTGCAGGACGCCTCCCGGTGGGTCGCCGCCCTCCTCCAGGGGATGAGGCAGGGGGAGTGCCTCGGCCTCACCTGGGACCGCGTAGACCTCGACGCCGGCACCCTCACCGTAGACCGCCAGCTCGTAGAGATGACCGCCG